GGATAGCGTCCGTGATTGGATCTTTGAATACATGAAGCGTAATGAATACGCTAAGGGCGATATCGCTGCTGTAAAACGTATTCCAAAGTACAGGATCACTAAGACCTCATGCTCAATTGCTCGTATTATCATGAACGGTAATACACTTGACGCTAATGTCGTTGAGCGTCTTAATAACTCTATCAATGAGTATATCACAGAAGGTAAGCTGATCAAGGAAGAGGTTAAAACTTCATCCGAAGAAAAGACTGCGCCTACGATTCAAGAACGCACTCAGAATAAAATCAGGATGCTCTTGACTGACTGCGAAGAAGCAGTTGATAACGACCCTGCTCTGAACATATATGAATGGCTTAAGGGTAAGGAAGCAACCGTACAGGCTGCAACTGCTATCTGCGACTACTATGCAAAGTGGATTAAGGACTTCGAGTTCGAAGATGAGTTCGAATCACGTGCTGAGAAAAAAGTACGCCTCGATAAGCTGAAGTACTGGACGCAGTTCGTATACGATTGCGAACGCTTTATCGGTAATAAGAAGGTTACCAAGATTCGTAAGCCACGTGAGAAGAAGGTCAAGTCGGCTGTCGATCAGGTTTCGAAGATGCAGTACCAGAAAGAATTCCCGCCGCTCAAGATCGTATCTGTTACCCCTGCTGAAATGATCGGTGCTAGCCAGGTATGGACTTACAATACTAAGTACAAGAAGCTATCGCGTTATGACGCTGTAGGCCCTAAGGGTATTCAGGTCAAGGGTACTACTTTGATCGGCTACGATGAAGAGAAGTCGCTTACCAAGAGTGTAAGGAAGCCTGATGTAACCATCACGCAGCTACTCTCTGCAGGTAAGGTTGCGCTTCGTAATATTCTAACTGAACTTAATACCAACGAGTCCAAGCCCACCGGACGTATAAATACAGATACAATTATTCTAAGGGTGATTAAGTGAGCAACGTTATAGTATTTCCCAGGGCTAAAAAGGGCGCACCTGCCAACTCTATTGATGAAATACTCGAAAACGTTGAGCAAGCTCGCAAAGAGCAAGTTGAAATGTTAATTGATGATACCTTATCGTTTGTATTCAGCCGCTGTTACTCAGAAGGGTTTGATCTAACAGATGATAAATGTATTAAGACGACAGGATTAGTAGTGGAAGCTTTACGCGCTTCATTATATAAGACAAGTGGACTACCGCATACATTGCATGATGTTGCAGAGCAAATATTTGTCGATGAAAAAGAAGCATCGTTACAGACTGAAAGAATACTTGACAGTGAACAAGGCGACGAAATAGCCTAATTGAAAAATGGAAATATATTGTGATTATTGTTGACTTAAACCAGGTTATGATCTCGAACTTTATGGCGCAGATTGGTAACCATACAAACATCAAGATTGAGGAAGACCTTCTTCGTCATATGGTACTTAACTCGCTGCGTAGTTACAACGCAAAGTTTCGTAATGACTACGGTGAGATGATTATTGCCTGCGATGACCGCGGCTCTTGGCGCCGCCAGGTATTTCCTTACTATAAAGCTAATCGTAAAAAGGATCGTGAGCAGTCTGAGATTGACTGGAACATGGTCTTTGAATCGTTGAATAAGATTCGCGAAGAGCTTAAGACCTATTTCCCCTATCGTGTTATTCAGATTGAGACTGCTGAAGCTGATGATGTTATCGGTACGCTGTGCCATGAACATGGTAATACCTCAGAGAAGATTCTCATCGTATCTGGCGATAAGGACTTCCGTCAGCTTCATGGCTATATGAACGTGCGTCAATATGACCCTGTTCGTAAGAAGTGGATCGAAGAGAACAACCCTGATCGATATCTCAAGGAGCATATCATGAAGGGCGATCGTGGGGACGGTGTTCCTAACTTCCTCTCTCGTGACGATTGCTTTGTATTGGCTGGCCGTCAAAAGCCTCTTACCAATAAGAAGCTTGATCTCTGGATCACTCTAGAGCCTGAAGTCTTCTGTGATGAGAATATGCTTCGTGGATGGAAGCGTAACCAACAACTAGTTGATCTTAATTTCATTCCTGCCGATATTCGTAAGGCGGTAATTGAATCTTATAATGCGCAGTATGGTAAAGGACGTGAGAAGCTTTTTACATACTTTGTCGAGAATCGACTCAAAAACCTTCTCACTGATATTGACCAATTTTAAGGACCTTTTATGGCTCAACGTAAATCAATCGCATGGATTCTAGAATTCGCATCAAAGCTAAGTGAAGAAGAGCAGATCAAGTGCCTTCAAGCTAACGATGTTGAACCTATTCGTATTATACTGCAGTACTGTTTCCACCCTGCAGCTGTATGGGCTCTACCACCAGGTAAGCCACCATACAAGCCATGCGAGTATCCGAATATCGAAAACATGCTCTACGGCGAAGCTCGTAAGATGCATGTCTTCCTAGAAGGAAGCTCAAACATCACACAACTCAAACGTGAAAAGATGTTTATCGACCTTCTGGAATCTATTACCCCTGAGGATGCAAAGCTTCTTCACTCCATTAAAGAAAAGCAGTTACCATTCGAAGGACTTAAGCCAGAAACTATCAAGAAAGCATATCCAGGAATTTTCTAACATGTCTAAGAAATTTCGTAAGTTTAGTGATTTTGAAATTGATGAAGATTATAATATTGACCGTAGCTTCCGCGATGAGCTTAAAGAGCATCGCAAAATGAAGCGCATGCGTAATGCACTAAAAGCCCGAAATATTGACGAACTTTTAGATCCAGACGATTATTAAAGATAAATAACTGTATGCCAACATATACATTCCGCGATAAAACTACTGGTGAAGAATGGGACGAGTTTCTCTCCTTTTCTGCTCGCGAAGAACGTCTCACAGATCCCAACATTGAGCAGGTGCCTTGTGCACCTGCCTTTGTGTCTGGCGTATCCGGAATGACTCATAAAAACGATTCAGGGTTTAACGACATGCTGTCGCGTATTGCGACAGCAAACCCTGCTTCCCCTCTGGCCGAGAAGTACGGTGATAAGGGAATCAAAGCGTCTAAAACTAGGGAGGTTGTTAAAAAAGCTAAAGCAATAATAGCTTCCTGATTCTTCGTTATGCTCCGGTGATCAACTCCAACTAATAGGAGCTCCAATGTCGGCAAAAGCTCAGCAGCGTTTAACTAAGAGACAACAGAGACTTTCAGAAAAGGGATTAATAAAGTTTCCATCAATACAGCAGTTACATTTTGAATTGAAACATATTCAACCTATAACCGACAATCAAGTCATAACGTTTAACGCCTTCGATCAAGGCGACAATTTATTCCTTCACGGATGCGCAGGTACCGGTAAGACATTTATCTCGATATACCTAGCCCTCAAAGAGATTCAGAACGGCAGATCACGTCGTCGCAAACTCATCATTATCCGTACAGCACAATCCTCCAAAGACATTGGATTCCTCCCAGGTACTGAAAAACAGAAACTGGAAGTATATGAAGCTCCTTACAAAGCAATATGCGCTGAGCTTTATCATAGAGATGATGCCTACGACATTCTCAAACAAAAAGGCATCATTGAATTTCACTCCACATCATACCTACGTGGTACTACCATCAATGACGCGATTATTCTCGTCGACGAAGTACAGAATCAACGTTATGTTGAACTACGTACAGTCCTAACACGTACGGGTGATCATTCACGTATCATCCTATGCGGCGATACAAAGCAGGATGACCTCACATCAGATCGCTATAAGGAAGCAAGCGGCCTTAAGGATATGATGAAAGTCTTTACCTTCATGGGTAGTATGACTACCGTACAGTTCGAGATTGATGACATCGTTCGCTCTGGTTTTGTTCGTGATTTTATTATCGCGGAAAATAAATTAGGGCTTTACTAAAATAACAGTTGATTTATTTTAAAAAAGTGACTACAGTATATTATGTTTAACCTTGATCTAATCGAACTTCCATCGCTCATCCGCATTGACGGAGAGCAACGTCACTATCAAACACCGACGGGGCAAAAGTACCCGTCGGTGACTACCGTTCTATCTAAGACAAAAGATCAGACTCATCTGAATGCCTGGCGACAGCGCATCGGCGAAGAAGCTGCTGCAAAGATTACTGCACAGGCTGGTCGTCGTGGTACAGCCACTCACTTGCTTTGTGAGAAGTTTGTCCTCAATGAACCTATCGACCTCAAGCAAGAGATGCCACTTAGCGTCCATCTCTTTAAACAGCTTGAAGGTGTCCTTAAGGAAAACGTTAACTATGTTCGTGTTTCAGAAGGATCACTCTTCTCGCATAAGCTTAAGGTTGCCGGTTCAGTTGACTTGATTGCAAACTATGGCAACCATGCAGCGATTATCGACTTTAAGACTTCTCGTGCGAATAAGCGCAAAGACTGGATTGAAGATTACTTCATGCAGTGCGCAATGTACTCGTACATGTTC